AAGGTATTACTATGTTTAACTCAGAAGATATAGACCAATGTAGAGATATAAACAGAGTTATTGGGCAGGTACCTGCAGGAACACATTTAATTGCAGGACTTGACCCAGCATCTACAGGATTTCAGGCTTGTGTCTTATGGGCTGCTAATCCAGATACAGGAGAAATGTTTTTAGTAGATATAGAAAATGAACAAGGTGGAGGTGTTATACAAGCTCGTAAGTCTATAAAGAAATGGCACGATAAGTATGGACTATCTCATTGGGTTATTGAAGAGAATGGTTTTCAGAAAGCTATTAGACAAGATACAGAGTTAAAAGATTACTGTGGTAGAAATGGTATTCACTTAGAAGGTCATCAGACACAGAAAAACAAATACGACCCTATTTATGGTGTAGGAAGTATGCAACAGTTGTTTGAACAAAAACTAATAAACTTACCTTATGGTGACACAGAAAGCGAAACAAAGAGTAATATATATCGTAGACAGCTAATTTATTTTTCAACTGGTGCTAGTAAGCAATCTGGTAGAAATAATAAGTCAGATGTTGTTATGGCTTCTTGGTTTCCAATGAAAGTTATAAGAAGAATGCAAAAAGAAAGATTAGCAGAAGTAGGATTAGATTATGAACCAAGTTTCGGAGAATGGGATATAACAGATATGAACGAAAGTCCTTGGAGTTAGTATGACACCTGAACAGATACAACACGCAATAACACAGTTACATTTTGATAATCAAAGTGCATACTCTACTAGAGGTCGTGTTCGTGCAATTATGAATGGTGGCCCTGATGGTATTCAGGCTTTACTTGGTGATAACCTTAAAGGTTTCCAAGACTGGCAAGTACCTGTACCAAACCTTATGATGTCAGGACTAGAACACTTGGCACAAAAGATTGGTCGTATTCCTAACTTAAAAGTAGATGTACCTAATGGTAAAGACTCCGATAGAGCAAGACAGAAAGCTGAAAAGGTTGGAAGGATTGTTAATGCGTATGATGAGGTACAGAAACTAGATTTACAAATGCCACAAGTAGGTAGATGGCTACCTGGTTATGGTTTTTCTGTGTGGGTAATTAGAGAAAAGAGAGATGCTAATGGAACACCATATCCTTGTGCAGAACTTCGTGACCCATACAATTGTTTTCCAGGTTACTTCGGTGCAGATCAGCAACCTAAAGATATGGCTATTGTTCGTAGAGTTCCTAAAGAAGCTCTAGCTAGAACATATCCTAAATATGCAAATCAAATATTAAATAAAGATGCTTATAACACAGATTTCCTAGGTGTAGGTAATGCCTATGCTTCTGCATATACAGACCAGTACAATGGCTCTTGGGCTAACAGTAATGGTGATGGCGACTTAATAGCAGAGTATTACAACTTAGAGGGAACTTATATTTTCCATATGACCTCTGCAACTATTCTTGACTTCATACCAAATCCACTAGATAGTGGACCTGCCTTTGTCATAGGTAAGAAATTTAGCTTTGACAGATTGCAAGGACAGTATGACCAGATCATAGGACTTATGGCTTCTATGGCAAAGATTAATGTGATGTCAATAATAGCAATGGAAGATGCAGTGTTTACAGAAACAAACATCTCTGGAGAGATAGAATCAGGACAATATCGTAAAGGTAGATTTGCTGTGAACTATTTAGCTCCAGGTACACAGGTTTCTAAACCAGCATCTAATGTTCCTTATCAGATTTTCCAACAGATAGATAGAATAGAACGACAACTTCGTGTTGGTGGTTCATATCCTACAACTGATGATTCACAATCACCACTAGCTTTTGCTACTGGTAGAGGACTTGAAGAGTTAGGTGCATCTATGTCACTTATGATTAGAGAGTATCACACAGTTATGTCTGATGCTATAGAGATGATTGACTCTAAGAGATTAGAGTGGGATGCAAAAATGTATGGAGGAGAATCTAAATCACTATCTGGTTATATGGATAATACTTTCTATTCAGAAACATACGATCCAGCAAAAGATATTAGTTCTTATAAGACACGAAGAGTGTATGGAGCTATGGCTGGATATGATGAACCACAGAAGATAGTTACAGGGCTGCAATTACTTCAAGCTGGTATTATTGATAGACAAACTTTACAAGAGAACCTAGATGGTTTAGATAACCTTGTCAGAGTTAACGATAGAATTACAAAAGAAAAAGCAGACAGTGTATTGTTTGATACATTGTTAGCACAAGCACAAGGTGGTGACCCTAAAGCAACTATGGCTGTTGTGCAGATAAGAAAGAATCCAGATGATATGCAAAATATCTTAGATAAGTTCTTTACAGCAGAAGAGCCAGAGATACCACAACCTGAACAAGAATTGCTTGGAGGAGGTGCCTTGCCACCACAAGGTCCTCCACCAGGCATAGCAGAATTATTAGGTGGATTAGGAGGATAATGTCTATAAATAAAAAGTTTGAAGATATAGTAGATTTCTGTCTAATTGATGTTGATGAGTTAGGTGATGACATAATTTTAGAAGAAGATGTATTTAAGCCAAGAGGCAAGATGTACATTGACCAACTACCTCCTTTAGTATTTCCATTTGGCTATATGGTTATAAGTTCAGCGTTTCAGTTTTTTGAAGAAGAAGAAGAGGATGAAGATGGCTAGACCAAAAAAGAAAAATAGATTACCAGAAAAAAATGAAACAACTGGTTCATCTTATTCTATAGGTAGAAATCCTGGTGGTGCGATTCGTGGATTGACACAAGGAGCAACTTATGGTGAAGGTCAACAAATAAAGGAACAAGCATCAGCATTTGGTATGCCTAAAACACAAGGAGTATCAACCCAACAAGTTGCTCCGAAACCTATGCCTCAAATGGATGTATTTGCAGAAACTAAAAGACCGAACGAACCTGTTACATCTGGATTGCCTTTTGGACCTGGTGTTTCTCCTGTGTCACAAGAAACAGGCATAGAAGATGTTAAAAAATTTATTTACGATAGTTGGTTAGCAACTGGAGATGATAGCTTACTAGAGTATTTGTAATGTTGTACAATGATTTCTCTGAAGAAAAAGCTGATAAACTAAGCAAAATAAATCAAACAAGTTTTGCAACACCTGAATCAGTTATGGTTCAACTATCTAAAAATAATGCTGATGATTCTATTGTTGACAAGATGAATGTATTTTTTAGTAGAGATAAAGAAGGACCTTTTGAAAGATTAAAAAACTCTTTAGCAAAACAATCAGGTATTAATCCAGATACTGTTTCTAGTCTTAGAGAACTATATACAAAAAAAACATTTATGGGTTTGAGGTCTGTTTGGGAAGATACATTTCCACGAGTGGGTAGAGCAATAGCTTTAAAACAACAAGGAGTAGATAATCCTTGGCAAAAAGCAGATGTAAGTCCTTACAAAATTTGGGATGCTAAAAGAGAAAAAGGTGAAGTTATAGATTTTGGTACTGCTATTTTTGGTGACACAAATCCTGAAGATACTAAACAATATAAAGAACTTATAGACAATGGTGCAAGTCCAGAGTTTGCAAGGCAAACAGTTTTAAAAACAAAAGGTGAAAATATTTGGACTTTAATTGAAGAAGAGTCAAGAAAAGTTGATATGCCTGAAGAAGTAGCTCGTGAACTAAAAGCAAGAGGAAAAGGAACACAAGCTACATTTGGTAGAGTTGTTTGGCAATTACCTCCTTTAAATTTTATAGCAGGTCCAGATGATAGAGCATACGATTTTTGGACAGGTGTTGTTGATTTAGGAGCAAACATATTTGATCCAACTTTTATAGTTGGTAAAGTAGCTAAAACTGTTAAAGGTGGAACTAAAATGTTAGCTTTATCAGATGAAGCAGCTGCAAGTGTTGGTTTATTAAATGGTTATGTTAGAAAATCATTTAGTAAGCGAACAGTAAAAGATGTTATTAATAGTCCTTCTGGAGATAACATAGCTGAATTTTTATTAAAAAATAAAGATAAACCAGCAACTATTCTTGAACAATCTAATTTTAAATTTGTTAACAAATACATAATGACTGATGAACAACTTGCTAGTAATACGACTAAATTTATGAATGATTTGAAAAATATAACTGAAGAAGGTCAATCAGGTATTTTAAAAGTTAAAGAATTATTAATGGAAAATGCTAATGTCTTAGCTGCATCAACAGAAGGTATGATACCAGAGATACAAAAAGTTGGTAGGTTTTCTCAATTTTTAGATACATACTTTGGTGCTGGTTATCAAACAAAATTAAAAGCTAACAATCCAGATCAATTAATAGTTAATTACACAAAATTCTTAAAAAGTATAGACCCAAAGTCTAACCTACTTGGTTTTGATAGAAACCAAAGACTTACACAATTACTAGATAAATTAGATGCAACCAAAACTAAAGACCCATTCCTTAGAGGAAATATCATTGTTAATGCAGTTATTGAAGATATGGGTTCATTAAGAAAAATAGTTGATGAAAGTTTTGAAACTTCTAAAACATTAAGTACTAATGGAAAAATAAGAGCCCAAGCCTTGTCAAAATCTGTGTTTACTAATCTAACAAAATATGTAGGTGAAGTTTCTGATGATATGGGAAAAAACAAATCTCTTTATACAAATCTAAGTGAGTTACCAAATGAAATGAAAATTCTGTGGGGAGATGAGCTTACAAAACTAGGTTGGTCAACTGAAGATATAAATAAAGGATTTAATACATTTGCAAATCAACCAATTTTAGAATCAACATTAACAAGAGATATACGCTTACCTGATGTATCAGAAGTAGTTAAGTTAGTTAATACATTAGATAAAAGTATGAAAGGACAGTTTTTAAAAGCTGCTGACATAGTTGGATCAAAAGGCATTGATTCTGTTATGGATTTTTATGTAGGTAAAGTATTTAAACCTATTGCTTTGTTAAGACCTGCTTGGACTGTACGAGTTATTGCAGAAGAACAGTTAAGAGCATTAGCTGATGGTGTACTTGGTATTAGAGATAACTATCTCAATCCAATGAGCATATTAGGAAGAATGGGTTTAATTGATGTTAGACCATCTGCTGCACGATCTGGTTGGTTAAACAATGGTGTTTTTGAAGCTGGTATTGGAGAGGCAGAATCAAGAGCCTTTGACAATTTAACTGGTAATACTATTAGACAAAAAGTAGATTGGGAAGTTGTTCAAAGAGAAGCAACAGACATAATACAACAAACTGGTGTAGGAAATCCTAATACTAAAAATTGGAATGAAGGTCAGTACAGAGTAATTAATAATTATTTAGATAGTAAATTAACACAAGCAATAGCAAAAATAAAGTTACAAGGTTCAGATATTGAATCTGCTAGGAGGTCAATAGCTACTGAACAACTTATTGATGATATGTTGACAGAAGGTAATGAATTTAGAGAAGCAATGCTTTCTATATCTACCAGCACTAACCAAGAGAATGTCTTGCAAGTATTGCAAACTACGACAGACAGAACTGTAATTAGACAATTCTTAGATACATTAAGTGAAGCTGTTACAGCTGATTTATCTAAAGATGGAAACATTACAGCTGAAATGTGGGAACTTTTAGCGACTGGTAAATTTAAAAATGCAGCAGGTGAAACAATAGATATAAAACAAATTGCAAGAGGATCTGCAACTAAAGCTGAAAAAGCATTATTTGATGCTGGTGAATTAAGTGCAAAAAGACAAAGAGAAATTGCTAAAACAAATGAACAAAATATGAATAAAGCTATCAAAGAATATGTTAATAAATTTGGAGATAGTTTGACTATTGATGTAAAACACAGAACTAAACCCATAACACTAGATTCAAAATTTTATGATAAATTTGTTAACTATGGTATGGAATGGTTGATGACAAGACCTACAAACAATATGTCACGAATACCTGTTTTTAAATCTACTTATTGGAATAAATCAGCAGAACTTATTTCTATCAGTTCTGAAGCAGTAAAAGATAAAATTTTAAAAGGTGCTGCTGATGCTGGTATAAACAAAAGACAAATAGAAAGATGGAGAAAAATAGTTTCAGCTGGTGATGAAGGAATTGATGACCCAGAGTTAATTGAACAATTAGCTAAAGGTTCAGCTGTACAAAAAACAAAAGATTTGTTGTATGACATCACAGAAAGTCGTAGATTTTGGGATGTAGCAAGATGGGTATTCCCATTCGGTAATGCGTATCAAGAGGTATTAACAACTTGGACTAAATTATTAGGTTCAAACCCTGCTGTTGCATCAAGAGCTTCAACAGTATGGTCTGGTTCAACTCAACCAACAGATGAATTTACTGACACAGGAAAAGGTTTTTTCTTTGAAAATCCTACTAATGGTTCTGTTGTGTTTAATTATCCTGGACAAAAATTAGCACGAGATTGGATGTTTGGAGAAGCAGAAAATAATCTTAATGTAAATGTGAACTTACCAGTGTACGCACAAAGTCTTAACATAGCAGCAACTGTTTTACCTGGTGTGGGTCCTACTTTACGAATACCAGCAGCTTACTTCTTTCAAAATTTTCCAGAAGAAAGTTTTGCAAACAAAATTATATTTGGTGATTTTGCTGCACCTGATTTAAGTGTTGAAGGTGAACTTACTAAAGCTCTTGGTTTAAAACCTGCTTGGTTTGATAAATTTCTAAAGTTAGTATATAACAAAGAAGAAAACTCACAAGGAGTATTTGCTAATACAGTAATGGACACCTACGAAGCCTTGCTTTATGCAGGTCTTATTGATGACAGCACTGAAAAAAGTTTTAAAGAAGGTATGGATTTAGCTGTTGATAAAGCAAAAGGTCTTTTTGCAATTAGAGTTGTTTCTCAATTCTTAGGACCATCAGGAGTTTCAAGCCCTATTTATGATATTACTGATAAAAACGGAAATGTATTTATGTTAGAAACATTAGCTGATGAATACAGAAGTATTAAAATTTCTAACAATTATGATGATACAGTTGCTACACAGAAATTTTTACAAAAGTTTGGATTCAATCCTTTAGCTTTAACAGTATCTAAAACTGTATCTATAGAAAAATTTCCTGTAACAGGAGAAGGATATGATTGGTATAAAGAAAACAAAGATTTATACGAAGAATATCCTTATGTTGCTTGGTATCTTGAACCACCAGTTTCTTATGCAGAGTTCTCATATCCAGCATATCGTGAAGGCATAGAACAAAACAAAAGAGTTTACAGAACACCAGAACAATTTGCCATTGCTAAAAATAAATTGTTAGGTGCAGTCGCTATGGACCAATACGAAAGAGAAGTAGGTATTGCAGGTAATAATACAGAAGCTGCGAAAACTATAAGAGATAAATACAAGAAACAACTTATGGATCAGTATTGGGGATATGGTCAACCAGGTATAGTAGGCTCTCCAACACAACCATCAACTGATATGCAGATAGAACAGTTACAAAAAATGGTTAATGACCCAGAATTGCAAGATAATGAACAAGTAAAAAGCATTAAATTATATTTAGAACAAAGACAAAATTTAATTAATATTACAAAAGCAACACAGGATTCTGAAACTATTTGGAAAACATCAAGGAATTATGCAGGTGCAAGACAAATGTTAAGACAGTACGCAGATACTTTAATTACCGAAAATCAAAAATTTGGTCCTATTTTTGACCAATTATTAGCAAAAGAATTACAACCTGAATATGAAGATGATTTGTTGCTACAATTAAATGAGAGTAATAATGGATAAATTATGTTAGAAAAGTTTAAAGAACAAATATTTCAATTAATTGCAAATGATACAGGTAGTAATATAAAACCAACCCAAGATCAAATTAAAGCAATAAACGGAGCTACAACTTATGATGATGCTAGAGCAGTAGCATTACAAGCAGGTTGGGGTACTTATGTTTCTATTTTTGAAGAAAATAATCCTAGTGGAGAAACACCAAAGAATATATTTGATGCTTCTGACTTTCCACAATTTGGTTATCAGAGTGACCCTTTTATAGGAGTTGATAAAGATACTCCAATAACTTATAAGGGCAATAAAACAACTGTCGGTGAATATGAAGATAACTTTTATCAAGATGGTGATGAAAACTTTGGGTTTGTTAATTTATCTCCTAACAAAATTATTGATTTGCAAGTGCAACTTGTTAATGCAGGACTCTTAGGACCTAAAGCAGGAATAACTTTTAGACCTGGTGTATGGCAAAGAGAAGTTGAAGGTAAAATAATGTATAATATTATGGCACAAGCGAACACTGTTGGTGTAGGTAAAGAAGAAAGTGGTTGGGAAAATATACTAGAAAGTTATATACAAAACCCTGTTTCTATACCTGTACAACCTGATCCTTATTTGCCACCTGATTATCAATCAGTTGCTGGAAGTATAACTAATACTTTTAAAGAACAACTAGGAAGAGATCCAATGCCTTATGAACTAAAACTTTTAGCAAATACTTATATGACAGAATCAGAAAAGTCTTATAATCAAGATATGATGTTGTTACAAGAAGCACAGAAAGATGTTGTTGCAACACCAGAAAACTTAATGGATTATGGTAATCACACACAAGCAGAATTAATAAAAGAACAAGGTTTAACTGAAATAGATCCTAGTGCTGCTTTGTTTGACAAGTTTCAACAGATAACTGCTGAAGAGAGGGAAAGAGTAAAAGATTATGGGGATATTCAAGCAACTAATAGTATCATTCTTAATAGTATCACAGGTAGCCCAAGGTAGCATTATGGAACAGAACAGAGATTTAATGAATACAAACCCAGCACTAATAGATATATATTTACAAGCATTACTTATGAAAGAAAGTTCAGGTAATTATATGGCTGATCATACTCCAAGCACTATAGAAGATTTTGCTACTGGTAAACCTATACGAGTACAAGCTCTTGGTGGATATGGCATATTAGATATTAACTGGAACAAATGGTCAAAACAAGCAGGACTAGAAGGTGCTGATTGGAAAGATAAAGCAGCACAAGATGCTGTTGCTAAATTTAAAGTACAAGAATATTTTAATAGATTTGGTTCTTGGGATTTAGTGTCAGTTGCTTGGTTTGCAGGACCTGGTGATGCAGATGATTTAAAGAGTACAGGTACACTTGATATGACACAAGAAGATTCTAATGGCACTAATGTAGAAGATTATGTAGCTACTATGAACAGACTTATTGGTGAAGAACTAATGACTATAGAAGTTCCAATAGAAACATTTACTCCTCCACAAATTTATTCAGGTCCACAAACAAATCCTGTCATAGATAATCAAAGAAATATGGATGATGTTTTCGCTGCACAAATACTAGATGCTATGACTAAAGCTAATGCAGGTGGTATGCGACCAAGTTTTGAATCACAAGTTCCAGCAGGAGCAGGAAGATTTGAAGATGCTGTTGTGGAAGCACAAACTAAAAGAGGGAATATTGGTAAACCACCAGTAGAACAGGTTAATCAATACGCACAAACTGTAGAACAAGCATTTCAACAATACTTGGATGCAGTAAACAATGGCTGAAGAAGTAGTAATTACCAAAGACCAGTTTGGTAGAGATGTAACAATACCAATAGATGAAAATGGTAATATTATTTTATATAGGGCTACTGATGACCCAAATAGAATTATTGATTCTGATTTTAGACCTTTAGCAAAAGATAAAGGCAGTGTTGGACTTGGACAACAAAGTTATTTTTCTCCTAACCCTATGTATTCTCATAAATACGAATCATTAGGTAGAAAAAATTATAAATTTATAACAGACATTAAACCAAATCAAATATTAGCTACAGATTTTCCTGTTAATAATTATCCTGAATTAGTGAAAGTATTAAACATTCCTGAAGAATATACAAATCAAAATTGGCGACAATTAGTAAACAATGATAAAGCTATGATTGCTATGGGTTATGAAGCAGGTGGAAAAAGATTTTTTAATGACAACATACAAACATTTAAAGATAATGGTATAAAAGCATTTGGTTCAGTTTCAACAGGTACTGGTGGTCAACCTTACATTGAGTACGAAATAATACCATTAGTAAAAGAAGGAGATACTTTAGGAATAAAACCTATTGCAACATTACAAACAAAAGAAGGTTTTGATGCAGGTAAAAGTCCAGAAGCATTTATAGAAACATCATTAGACACACCTACAAATGTAGCTGGTGCAGAAGTAATAGATGAAGGTGTAGATATTACAGAAAGTTCAGCAGGTGTTGTAGATGAGATAGAAGGAATACAACAAGAAACTGTAGAAAAATTAAGAATAGCTAATGATGCGTTTGTTGACCAACAGTTAGATGACATTATGGCAAGAAAAATAAATGAAGTGTTACCTTTTGTAGATACATCAATATCAAGAGCAGATGCAATAGGCATAGCAATTACTGGTCCACAAGTATTAGATAGTGCAGACCCAGTATTAAATAGTTTTATAAAAGAAATAGAACAACTTACTGGACAAAGTTTACAAACATCAGAAAAAAGAAAACTTAGACAATTTATATATGATATGGCTAGAGGTAAAGATAATCTTTTAGATGATAAGAAATCTTTTATTTCTAATTTACGAGATGGTCTAGATAATTCTAAGTTAAAAAATCCAGGTTATAAAATTTGGAAGAACTGGCAGAACTCTGGTGCTTTTATTCCAGAAAATTTATTAGGTAGGACAGTAAATGAATTTTCAGCATTTGGACCACCATCTTATGTTCTTTTATTAGAAGGCTTAGAAAAGTCTGGAGAAACTATAAACTACAAAGCTATATCAGATACAGGTTTAGAGGTACCAGACACACCTACAAATGTAGTAGGTGATGAATTTGTAGATAACATAGTAAACGCTAATACACAACTTGTTAATGATTTACCTTTATCTGAAACTGTTAAAAATCAGTTTAATAATGTAGTAAAAAACCGAGCAAAGAACTTAGCAACTCCTGGTGGTGTTGTAGATGCAGTAGATGTATGGGAATTAAGCGTATTAGGTCTTATGATTACAGCTATTGCTTATAAAGAATTTGATGAAATACCAACAATATTTAAAAGAACAGCAACAAATATGTTTAACTCTATGACAGCACCTTATAATATACCTCCTGTTCCATTAGAACAATATGATTTAGATTATGAGTTTATAGAAAAAGTAATAACTACAGGTGAAAAAGTAATGCCTACTGATATTATTATAAAGAAAGTAGGAGAAGCAGTTAAATCAGTTGGTGAGCAAGGTTTAGCCACAGGATTTGGATATGTGCCAACAACACCTAAAAATACTGATACAATGGAAACGACACAAAAAATACAACCTGGAGTACAAGAAGAAAAGATGTTTGAACAATTAAGACCTAAAAAAACTAAATCAGCTGGTGGATCAGGAGCAAGGATTCAATAATGGCACAGGTAATAGTTTATGGACCTAATGGAGCTAGGACAACAGCTAATGATAAACCTGATGAATCAGGACCTTTTAAAGGAACATCAGAATTACAAAGACTGTTAGCTGGTGAAATAGAAGGTAGAGAAGGTTACGCAGGTGCAACAGAATCAGAACCTTTAACAGAAGATTATCCTGGTGACTATGGTGGTGAAGATGCTTCGACTCCAATCAATGAAAAAGAAAGTGTTGTTGGTGTAGGTAATACAGGATATGATACAAAAGATTATTCTTATGCAGGACCTGGTGACCCACTATCAGTAACAAGTGAACCTACTTCTAGTCCTGGACAAGCCTCTGAACAATTTTCACAACTTGTAGATTCTGGACAAAAGGATTTTTTAAACATACCTGAAAATGCTTTTTTATGGGATGTTGATGGTACATTATATTTAGCATATGAAGTACCTGGTGCAGGTGGAGAAGTGTACGAAGGTAATCCAATGTATATGGCATATACAGTTGTTGAGAATGATTTAATAAAAGCTGGTTTAATATCTCCTGAAGCTCCTGTACCAACAGTAAACAGGACAATGACTAGAGATGCTTTTGATTCTACAACAATAGTCTTTGGTAATACAGATCAACTTACATCAGAAATAGATAACCCATTTGCTAGTTTTAGAGAAACAGTTAGTGAACAAGCACAAGTAGCACCTTGGATTAAAGACCCAGAGATGCTTTCTCTAATTGCAGAAGCAGCTTTAGAAGGTAGAGTTGTGTCTGATGCAGAATGGCAATCAACAACTTGGTATCAAACTAATAATGAATCACAAAGAGAATGGTTAAGAACTTATTACTCTGATCCAACAACAGCAGCACAGTTAAAAACAGATGCAGAACTTGCTGTAGCTAATTCATTAAGAGCAGCAGGTGTATCTAATGCTCCACAATCAGTTAGTAATTGGATGGCATCTAAGTTTGTAAGTGGTGAATGGTCTGATGCTTATACATCAGAACAAATAACACTTTTTGCAGACCCATATGCACCAGGAATGAAAGATAGTTCTTTTCAAACATATCTTGATACAGTTTCAATATCTGGTATTGATAGGTCTACAGAAAAAGAAAGAGAAGTAGGAGAACTATATAATACTTGGTTAGGACCTACTCTAGGTGCTTTGACAGATCAAGAAAAAGCAGACATTGCAGGTAAATTAAGAAATGACCCAGACTATCAAGACAAACTAATAGACTCACTAAAACAATCAAGACTTGCTGCATTTAGTAATTATACTAATCCAGAATTAACTTATGAAGATATAGCTAGACCTTGGAGAAACTTAACAACTTCTGTATGGGGTCAGACAGCAGATGAAACACAAGGTTGGTGGCAAGAAATGGTTAAAGGTAATGACTTTGCTAAAGCACAAACTACACTTAGAGAAAAAGGATTGCAACAAGATGTAACACAGGTTACACAAGATGCAACGCAAGCACTGCAACAAGCATTTGGACAAGGTACAGTAAGTCAAACAGGAGTTAATATATAATGGCAACATACGAAGAATTAGCAAAAAGTTTATATCCTAATATGCCATCTGATATTCTTGATTTGTTTGCTAATGAGTGGGCAAGAACAGGTGATCCTAATGTAGCTATAGCTGAAGTTAGAAGAAGTGATGCTTATGCAATAGCTTTTCCTGGTAATAAAAGACCAGATGGCACAGTTAAGTTTGATGAAGTTACATACACAGGTCTTAAAGAAAGTTACATAGGTACTTTACAAGAGTATGGTATTCCAAGAAATACATCAGTAGATTTACTAACAGATAGATTCACAGGTCTTATTGAAGGCGAAGTATCTGCTAGAGAATTTGCACAAAGAATTGATGCTACATTTCAAGG